ATCTGGCAATATTTTCACAGAAATAGTTTTGGACTCTAAGCGAACAACTCTAATCAGTGGAACAAACGGTGCTGGTAAAAGTACATTGCTAGATGCTATAGTCTTTGCACTCTACGGAAAACCTCACCGTAAAATAAACAAACCTCAGTTGATGAATACTATCAATCAAAAAGATCTGATGGTTGAAGTCGAATTTTCAATCGGAAAGACTCAATTTGTAGTCAAAAGAGGTATGAAACCAAATATCTTTGAGATATGGGCTGATAACGTTCTTGTAAACCAGGATGCTGCATCTCGAGATTATCAGGAATATCTTGAGCAAAATATTCTCAAGATGAACTACAAATCTTTCAGTCAAATTGTTATTCTTGGTAGTGCTACGTATGTTCCTTTCATGGAACTCCCAGCAGGTCAGCGTAGAGAAATTATTGAAGATCTTTTGGACATTCAGATCTTTTCTACTATGAATTTGCTTTTGAAAGAAAAAATTTCCGAAAGTAAAAGCAGCATTGAAGAAAACAAGTACAAAATTGATCTGATTAAGTCAAAAATTGAGTCGGCACAAGAAAATAGTGAAGCTATCCGTAAACTCAAAGAAACCGAAGTTGATAAAATCAAAGACAGAATTAGAGAACATCTCGGTAAAATAGAAGAAGAAACCAAATGTATAGAAGAATTGGAAACTCAGATAAATGAACATCTGGCTTCTATTTCTGATAAACAATCAATTCGGAAAAAAATTGATACACTCAAAAGTCTTAAATCTGAACTAGAAATCAAGAAAAAGAATTTTGAGAAAGAACTTTCATTCTACCATGATCATGACAATTGCCCGACATGTAAGCAAGGCATTGATCACGATTTCAAGAAAACTGTAGTTTCCGAAAAGGAACTTAAGAAAACCGAGATAGAAGATGCCTTTGCCAAACTTGACGAGAAAATGTCTGTAGTGGAACAAAGACTCATGGAAATTTCCGAGGTTGAAGATCAGATGCAAAAACTTCACCTTCAAGCAGGTGAACATCGTGCTCAAGTCAAAATTTCAAAGAATACTCTTGCAAGTTGTAAAACAGAATTAGAGAATGCTCAGAAGGAAGTCGAAGAAGTTGACATGAGCAAGATCCATGAATATAATGCCGATTTGAAAACTGTCCAACAGGAACAACAAGAACTCTTTGATGAACGAGAGACTCTTGGTGTTGCGGCTGCTATGCTTAAAGATGGTGGTATCAAAACTCGGATTATACGACAGTATATCCCTGTTATGAATAAACTCATCAACAAATATCTTTCAGCATTTGAACTGTTTGTAGATTTTCAACTCGATGAAAACTTCAATGAAGTTATTAAATCTCGTTTCCGAGACACATTCTCGTATGCTTCGTTTTCCGAGGGTGAGAAGTTGAGGATCAGCCTTGCTATAATGTTGACCTGGCGTGCCGTTGCAAAATTGCGTAACTCTGTTTCAACCAATTTACTTATCATGGACGAGACACTTGACGGTGCTTTGGATGGAACTGGGATTGAAAATCTAATAGATACATTGCACAACCTGAATAGCAATGATAACATTTTTGTTATCTCACACAGAGGCGATGCTTTTGGTGACAAATTTGACCACCATTTACGCTTCGAGAAAGTAAAGAATTTCTCACAACTTGCTGCATAATTGCGGAGATTATCATGGAAGAAATAGACACGTACCTCAGTTCTCTGGGGTACGAAAAAGTATCATACAGCGATACTGAATATTCGTACTACAATACTCGAAATGAGGTGAGATTAGTCAAAGGCGTTGACTATTTTCGAGTCATGTATTACCATGACATAGGTATCACTATATACACACCTAGATCACTTGAGAGTGTGGTCGGTTACATCAAATTTAACATAAAAGATTGAGGTTTTTATGACAGCGTTTTACACAAACGTCGAGCGATATGGCAGTAATATTCTATGGAGAGGTTATGAGAATGGTAAGGCATTCTCTCGTCGAGTAAAGTTCCAACCTACCCTGTACCTTCCGACTAAACAGGACACTCCATTCTATAGTCTTATCGGCAATAGACCGATCGCACCCAAAAAACTTGACAGCATGGCTGATGCTAAAGAATTCATTGAAAAATATGATGGTGTATCTGGATTTGAAATTTATGGTAATACTAACTATGTGACTCAGTTCATTCAGGAAAAATACCCCAATCAGATCAAATTTGATATGTCATTGATTAACATCATGTCTTTCGACATCGAGGTTGATATTAGTGACGGCTATGCAAATATTGAAACAGCTGACAAGGCAATTACGTCTATTGCTTTGAAATCTTCAAAGAAGGATACCTATCATCTACTCGGACGCAAAGATTATGACAAAACAAAGACTATTACTGGCATTGACCCTGAAAATATTTCTTTTGAAAAATTTGATACCGAGGAGGCTCTTCTCCTACGATTTATTAAACTCTGGACCTACGATTACCCTGATGTTGTCACTGGATGGAACGTCGAATATTTCGACATTATGTATATTGTAACTCGGATTATCCGACTTCTTGGTGAAGCAAAGGCTAATGAATTGTCTCCTTGGGGTTCCTTGCGGAAGACAAGCCGTGAAATCTTCAACCGAATGCAATCGACTTATGTTATTTCTGGCATTACCATTATTGACTATATGGATGCATTCAAGAAATTTGGTTACAAATATGGACCTCAAGAATCGTATAAACTGGACCATATTGCTCACACAGTATTGGGTGAAAAGAAACTTGACTATTCTGCATATGGGTCTCTGACTGAACTCTATGAACAAAATCCGCAACTGTATCTTGACTATAACTTGAAAGATACATATCTGATTGAACGACTCGAAGAAGAATCTGCTCTACTTTCACTCGTGCTTACCGTTGCTTACGGCGGCGGTGTTAACTATTCTGATGCATTCGGGACTGTTGGTATCTGGGAGTCAACTCTTTACCGTAAATTGATGCTAAAGAATATTGTTCCTGGTATTAAAACTTCACCTGGTGAACGACTTACAGATCTTGTTGGTGGTTTCGTTAAAGATCCTGTGACTGGCATGAGTCGTTGGATTGTATCATTCGACCTTAACTCGCTGTATCCTCACCTGATGCTTCAATATAATATGTCGCCAGAAACATTCATGCCAGATGAACGAGATTATGTGTCTCAAGATATGGTTCTCGAAGGCCGATACAAGAATAACAATAAGTCATACTCTGTATGTGCTAATGGTGTCCGTTTCCGCAATGACATACTCGGTGTTATTCCTGAAATCATTGAGGAATATTATGGTAACCGTAAAAAGATCAAAACGGAAATGCTACGCATTGAACAACTCGAACAAGATGAAAAAGATCCAAAGAAGAAAAAGGATCTGAAACGTGAAATTACTCAACTTCACAATGCCCAAATGGCTATCAAAATTGCTATGAACTCCTTGTATGGTGCCACGGCAAACCGTTACTTCCTGTACTATATTTCTGAAATGGCCGAAGCAATCACTACATCTGGTCAGTTGTCTATTCGATATGCACAAAAATCAGTGAACAATTATCTGAACAAAGTCCTTGGGACAACAGATGTTGACTATATCGTCTATATCGACACGGACTCTATCTATGTGAATATGGCACCACTTATCCAAAAGGTCTTTGGTACTCTGGATATTGATCGTGAAACGGGTGAAACATTCCTTGACAAAGTTTGTAAGGAGAAAATTGAAAAGGCAATTACTTCTGGCTATGAGGAACTTGCTGAGTATATGGGTGCATATCGTAACGCGATGTCAATGAAACGTGAAAAAATCACAGACAAGAGTTTGTTTGTTGCGAAGAAACGTTATATCTTGAATGTGTTGAACTCAGAAGGTGTTCACTATGCAAAACCAAAGATTTCGGTGACTGGTATTGAATCTGTTCGTTCATCGACTCCGGAAATTTGCCGCGAAAAGATGGCCGAAGCATTCAAGGTTATTATGTCAAGTACCGAAGCTGAAACACAGAAGTTTATCGAGGATTTTCGTCAGGTTTTCTATAGTCTACCTGTCGAGGACATTGCAAAAATTTCTGGTACTGACGACATTGAGAAATATCGGGACAAGAATACTCTATACAAGAAGGGTTGCCCAATTCACATTCGTGGTTGTATTCTTTACAATAACTTCCTTGAAAAACGAAAGGTTGAAAAGAAATACGAATCTATTCAGTCTGGTGACAAGATCAAATTTGTGTATTTGAAAGTTCCAAATCCACTCCATGAAAATGTGGTTTCATTTACAAACGTCTTGCCCAAGGAATTTGATCTCGATGCTTATATTGACTATGAAACACAGTTTGAAAAGGTTTTCTTGAATCCTCTTGAAACTATCCTCGAAGCAGTTGGTTGGTCTGCTCGTAAAATCGACACACTGGAATCGTTCTTTGGTTAAGGAGATAATATGGAACAGATTATTGAAGAAATCAAAAGGGAAATGCAAAGAGCTGTGACTAAATTTCCTACATGGCCAACAGACCCGGTGCATGCATCAGCTGTTGTAACCGTGGAATCTGGTGAACTTGCACAG